ATCTTTCTTTTTACTTTCTGTAAGTAAGTTTCCTATTTCGGAAGCAGTAAACTTTCCCAGCCTACTGCTCATCCATGTATCTTGATTAAACATTATTTCAATGATTTTTTACGGTTTGAAAATAAAGTTTTCTCTGCATTAGTCCAATTCTCTCTTGTTGAGTATAACATTGAAAGCTCATCTATACTTTGGCACTTACTTAATTTAGTTACTAAATCAGCATCAATACCAGGCTTTACTTGCTCTCCGGAAGCATCGGTATCTTTATCGGTAACCAACCCAAGAGCAGAGCTTAAAGCATATCTACGAATGTAAGTAATGGCAGAGCCTAAAACTTGAAAGTCATTCATACCTTTAAGATTAACTCCTTGTGGTATTTGAGCAATGGAGCTTATTTTTTCTCCGGAAGCACAATGGAAGATTGTAGTTTCTAATCCAAACTCGGTCATCATTTGAGTAAAACCCAAACCATGTTTTGCCATTAATGGATTGATAATAGAAAGGATTGTAGGCAAATCGGCATAAGAATAACCGTAACCTTGTGTGCCTTTGTGAATAACCGGCACTTCTTGTTGGAATGCTGCAATAGCAGTGTACAATTTGTTCATAGTTGTAGTGGCTTTTATAACTCCTGCCAGAAGTAAAACAAAGATAAATAAAGTTTTTTAATTAACAAAATTTCTTTATAAAATTATATCCGAATATAAATCCTTTTGCAATTCTATAAGCCTAATAGCATGAATAACAGTGGTATGGTCTTTGTTAAACATAGCACCTACTTCTACTAAAGTAAAGCCGGTTTGATATAGTTTGTACATTAAAACCATTCTTGGAAGTACTATACTTCTTTTTCTGCTGCTGCTCATTATATCCTCGTAGCTTATGTTGTAATCCTTGCATACAGTTGTAATTGCAGTTTTTATAACCTGGTCTTTATTAGATTTTAAATTATTCCTCAACTCCTTAATTTGAGCTTTCAGTTTCAGTAATTCGTGATTTTTCAATTTCAATTCCTTCGGTCTTGTCTGCATAATAACTGGATAGTTTTATATTTTCAAGTTTACATTTTAGTTTCAAATCTACATAAAATTCATGTAGCATATTGTCTATTTCTTCGGATTTTAAGGATGCCTCAAATATTGTAGCTATTTCCTCTAATCTTGCTAATCTTCTATCCATGATAAGAGTTTTTATTGTTATCTAATTCTTTTGCTATGTATTCTATTAGCTCTTGCATACCTTTTTCACCAAGCAATTCCTCTGGATCAATGCCACACATTAAAATATCCTCAATAATATAATGCTCTTGTATTCCTAAATCTCGCTCACTTGGTTGGTAATACGGAGTGAATGTTACTGGAAAGCCTTTGTAAGTTACTTCGTTCATGGTTGGTACTGTTAAGTTTGTAAAGAATTTTTTGATTTCAGTTTGATTAAAGTGATTTTCTGGATATAGCTCCAGGCATTTAGTTCTTAATTCATCAAGTTTGTTACCGGCTGCAATTAAGGTAACTATTTCTTGTTTTATTGCACTTATATGAGCAAAGGATTTCATCCACAAATCGTGGTCCTCGCTATACATGAATGTAAAATCATGTTTTCTTAATAGTTGGATAAGTTGTTCCATTTTTATTTCTTTTTATAGTGTGTACGATAAGTATTTAAAATCTTGATGCAATCAGTATGCCAATCATTATTACGGTATTGGTATGGATGATTAGGCAATCTTAAATCGTTTATTACTGCTCTTGCTATCCATTTAAAACTAAAGTCATCAAGAGTATAGCTTTGCATAATAGCCAAAAAACGATAAGCTAAATAAGTGTTGGTTGGTTTTAAGTTCGCTGACATATTATTTCTTATTTTGAGCGTTAACAAATACTGCAACAGTACAATAAGTTGCAATTACTAAAATGACACCAAGAATAACATGGTCTTGTTGAATAAGTCCTACTGAAAGGAATGTTGAAAGTAAAGTTAATTTGTTCATAGTTTTTGTTTTAACCTCTGCATTATTGCTTCGGTACAACAAAGATAAATAAACTTTTCAAATAATCAACAATTTTTCTTAATTATTTTTAAATATTTTCTAACTTATTGTAAATTAAGCAGTTAAGATTTGAATATTTTTAGTGTAAATGCGTATATTTAAGGATATTGCATGAATTTTTCCAAAATCTTCATGCTCTTCGTAACAAATAATAGTATAAATATGTTACAAAAAAAGACCTTAATTCAGTTCTTATGGTATGAAGTAAGGTACATTCAGTTATCAAGTATTTCTTTACAACTTAATCATCAAATAATTCGTAATAAGTTTCATTAACAAACTTCTCAATAATGCGAAGTGATTTAGCCTTTATATTGTCTATAACTTCCCTATCTTCTTTGGTCATAACATTGTAGCTCTCCATTGTAGTGAGAGCATAACAAAAAGTATTTATGTATTCGGAAGCAGAAGTTTCATCAACCACCCATTCAATTTCCTCTTGCTCTTCTGCTTTATCTTCAATTTCCTCTGCCATATTAGAATATATGAGTTAATCTTGCCAATTGACCATTTTCTTTGCTATGTATAAATGCTTCTATTGCTTTAGGTGCGTGTTGGTATCCGTTTCTATGATGCCAACTATCAGTTCCAGATGGACTCCTAAATGACTCAATACAAACACTACCATAATCTTTGCTCTTTTTATGATGGATATGCTCCGTATAGAAGTATCTATGTACGCAATTATGCCAATGCTCACTTGCTTCTTGAGCCATCAATAAAGGTAAGTCGGTTTCTTTAGCTCCATCTCCATGAGTAGTGCCTATTAAATTCTTACCATAAGCAAAGTATTTTCTATGTGCTATCCCAGTATTGAAAGTGATATTCTTTGAGTTTCTAAACCAAGCCTCAACGCATTGAGCTAAAAAGAAACCATTTGTATAATCGTGATTAGATGGATCATATTGGATATGTACCGGAGCTAACTGTACTAATTGCTCTATAACCTCAATATAAAGTTTTTGAGCTAATATAAAATTAGAATACCACATTCCATCGGTATCTTGTGGAGTGCCACTTGTAGTTGTTCTCCTTGCATTATCTACATGCAGAATATCAGCACCAATAACAAAAAGTATCTTATCTACATTAAACCCTTGCGACTTGGATAATAAGCCATTTATGCCCTCTCTAACTCGCTTAATGATTATCTCATTATTGTGAGCACTTCCACCTTCCTCTTGTAAAGCTAATTTGCCTACATGCACATCAGCCGGATTGATTACCAATAGGTTTGACTCTTGGTATTTTGGGTATTTAATCTCTGGATAAGTAGGATTTTTCTTTTTAATAAATTGCAACAACTCGGTTTTAAAATCCTCTAAACCATCTTTTTCGTTCTTTACGAACATAGAAAAACGATTGGATTTAAACCAATAGTGTTTTACATCTTCTGCCGGTATGCCTTTATCTTCGCACTCTTCTAATAGTGCATCATGTTGTTGTCTAAACTCTTTAATGAGTTCGTACTCTTGTTCGTTGAGTCGTGGTCTGTATTCCATTATGAAAAATATAAATCTGCTTCAGCTTTTCTTCTTCTAACTAATCCAGCTAATTCAACTTTGTTAGCTTTTGTCCAACGCATAAACTCTGCTCTTATGGTTTTATCGTTAGGATCAGCATTTACTTTTTTTAATAATGTTGAGCTTCTTAAATTACCCACTCCACAATTATAGGCAAAGTCAGTTAAAGCATCTTTTTGATTTTGGTTTACTTTTGATTTAACCAACTCGCCTACTTGCTGCACAAACTTGATTAAAATAACCTCTAATAACTGCTCTGCTCTTTCTAAAGTTATGGTTTCCCCTTCCTTTACTGCCTTTCCGTTCTCATATTGAGTATTCCCATATCCAATAGTCCAAATGCCAGCTGGACATTTATAAGCCTTTAATTTACAACCCTCAAATTCTTTAACTAACTCTTTTAATTTGTTAGATATTACCATACAAGTTTTTTAAGAAGTACCAATACAACCGAAAAGACAAACATTATATATAAAATAGTCCTTAATGTTTTTAATTTGTGATTTGCGACAATTAGAGCCTCATTAGCAGCCTTTAAATCACTTTGTAATACAAATAGCTTGGCAGTGTTTTCTAAGCGAATTATGCTATCTCTATGTATTGTTTTTGTTATTGTCTTGCCTGGAAGATAAACGAAGCGAATTACCTCATTATTTATTACGCTATCCTTTGTGATAGTGTCTATATTTGTAATAGTATCTAACTTAATTACTTCCCTTACCTCAATTAGTTCACGAATTGGGAACTTATCAGCACAGTTTTGAGCTACGAGCTTAGGGAATTTGTCTTGTATTAATGCCAATTGCTTAACCGATTTCTTTTCAGTCAAGCAAGATGCAAATAAAATTGTTGTTAGTAGTATGTATCTCATTTCTTAAATTTTTCAGCAACCGAGCCGCCTATTCCGATTAAAACAATCATCAAACAGGCATCTATAATGGCAGCACTCTCATGGCTAAACAACTTAATGAACAAGCATAAACTTCCAACAAGTGCCAAAACCCTTTTAAGCGACCATTTGCCATCTTTATCTTTTAACATTTTTTAAGTTTTTTCTAATCTGTATAATATAGTTTGCAATAGCCAACAAAGAAACGATAACACCTAAGATAAAGGTAATATCGCTCTTCGTTAAAGTCGCTGCTATATTAAGCATCATTGAAGATGCAAGAAGTACATTATTTTGATGATGGCTCTCCAAGTTCATTTACT